AAATAGGTGTTTTTGATAGTTTTAATGCACAAGTAACGGGTAGTGGACTAGTTTCATCTTCAGCGGAATCTGGCTTGTCTGGCTTTCTGAATAATGCCATTGGAAGTGCATTGTCCAAGGGTGCAAATGTTCTTTCAGGAAAGGGTGGCGTAACTGGAAAAGTTGGATCAGCGATTAATAGTTTCGTTGATGGACCTAAAAAAGTCGCAAGAGAACCACAAAATAATAGCGCAATTCAAAACTCAGTCAAAGAAATAACTGATAAAAGTCCTTTTGGATTTTTAAACAAAACAAGATTGACAAAAGACGCAATTGCTTTGTACATGCCTGATACAATTAATTTTGATTCAACGGCAAGTTATTCTGATTTAAGACCGGGTGAAGAAAAATTGGGACAATTCTTAGCAGCAGCACCAGAACTTATTGAAGCATATAAAAAAGGTGGTGCAGTTGCTCTTGGAAAAACTGCTTTAAAATCCGGCGTAGCACAGTTGGCGGCACAAGAAGCTGCGACTGGCGTTGCTGGACAAACCGGAAGACTTGGTGTTTATGCAACAACAGGTAAAGTTACAAATCCAATGATTGAACTGATTTATGGTTCTCCTGATTTAAGAACATTTCAGTTTGAGTTTATGTTTTATCCAAGAAGTGAAAAAGAAGCATACGAAGTTCAAAGAATTATTGATCGTTTTAGATTTCACCAAGCGCCAGAGTTGGACAAATATGAAAGCGGTAGACAAACTGGTATGTTGATTCCACCGTCTGAATTTGATATTAAATTTTATTATGCTGGTAAACAAAATCCAAATATTCCTCCAATCGCATCTTGCGTGTTGACAAACATTCAAGTCAACTTTGCACCCAGAGGATGGAGTGCATATGAGTCTTTAGGTGAAAATGCTCCAGCTTTAGGTAGAACTGGTATGCCAACAGCAATTCAAATGTCATTACAGTTTAGAGAAACAACATACATCACTAAAGAAGATTTTAGTGATCAGAGTGCAAGTAAAGTTACACAAAGTCAAGCAACACAATCTGCTGGTCAATCTGGAACGTACTTAGGTCGTCCAGCAGCTTTTGGAAAAACAGCATAAAATGGCAGATTACTTTAATAACTTTCCGCTTACTTTTTATTCGTCAGGTGCAAATAACGTAACGAGTGTTGACACTGTAACCAATATTATCGCACGTTTCGGATTTGAAGAGACACTAAAAGAAAATTCTTCTGCGTTTTATCCATATACGATTAAAGATTCGGACACACCAGAAATCATAGCAACAAAAATATATAACAATCCAGAAAGGCATTGGATTGTTTTGATGTTTAATGATATTATGGACCCACAGTACGACTGGCCATTACCTTATGAATCTTTTAATCAATATGTTGACAAAAAGTATTCTGGTCCAGAATATGCAAATAATAGCACATCTGGCGCAGGACTTTCGTGGGCAAGAAATGCTGCAAATATCAAGTCATACTACAAGATAGTAACGAGAACTGCCGCTAAAAAAACTCTAGACAATAAAACAATTGTAGAAAAAATTCAACTTGATGCAAACACTTACGCAAATGTAGTCGCTTCAACTGCAACATATACGTTGACTAATGGAGATGCGATTACAGAAATAATTACAAAAGAAACGCAAACTTATTACCAATACGAAGATGAATTAAACGACAGCAAAAGAGAAATTAGAATATTGAAACCGGAATTTGTATCAACGGTAATGAAAGAATTTAGAGAAGTTATTAATCCATCATGAATTTAGTTGAACCGACACAGTATAGAATAGATGAGATGTTTATAGTCACAAAAGGTGGCAGAATAGACATAGAAAATATCTTTGAGGAGTTAAATCTTTTTGACTCTTTGTTTCTTCCTGCAATTTCAGGAAACATTCTTATTGTTGATTCTAAACAGATGATAAAGAATCTTATTTTTGATGGTACAGAAGTAATTGCATTCTCTATGTCTAAAGGAATAGGCGCTGGATTTGCTCCATTCAAAAAATCGTATAGAATATACAATATATCAGACAGACGAAACAAAAATCAAACAACAGAAACTTATGTACTTCATTTCGTTTCCGACGAATTTATTTTATCGGAACAAAAGAAAGTTAATCAAAGCTACGAGACAACTTATTCTGACGTAGTTAATAAAATTATGACTAGTTATTTGAAAATACCAACAAATAGCAGAGGAGCATTTCAATCTTCTTATGGTATCAGAAAAATAGTTATACCCAATTTATCACCGTTAGATGCAATTGAGTGGTGTTCTAAAAGGGCTTTGAGTGTAAACAATTCTCCAGAATATCTCTTTTTCTGTAACGCTGAGGGATATAATTTTCTTCCGCTATCAACACTTTTAACCAGAAATTCAATTCTAAACATTAGTTTTACACCAAAAAATCTTGGTGAAGGTGATGAATTTTTTGAATTGAGTCGTGCTAGAAGTTTTGAGGTTCTATCTCAATTTGATATGTTGGACAAAATACAGGGTGGCGTAAATGCAAACAAATTATTAGCATTTGATCCGATTACTAAATCATTTGCATCACAAGAAATTTCTTTGGAACAAATTTATAAATTGATTGAACACGGAAACAAAAACGCAATTGATGCGGTGGTCCATAATCGGGACAATGAAACAACAACACATACATCTTATGATTCAAAACAAGCACTTAGTGTTTACAATCAAATTAGAGGAAAGAGTAATTACGTAAAGGAAAGTGATCCTACATCAATCTCAAAAAACGAACCTTATGAATTATTTGCCACACAAAGAAAAGCTATCATGAATAATTTGATGACAAAAAGGTTAAAGATTACTATGCCTGGAAATTTTCAACTTACATCAGGTAAAAACGTAAACTTTGAAACTTCGGGTTTCGGAACACATTCAAAAGGTAAAGATGGTGAGTTGGATGAATCTATTAGTGGTAAATATATTATAACAGGAGCAAGACATATTCTTAGTTTAACAAGACACATTACGGTTATGGAAGTTGCGTCAGATTCAACGAATCAGAAAACTCATGTAAATAGTCCAGATCAAACTAAAGTTGCTGTTGATTATTCAAAAATTTTTGCTACTTATACTGGATAAAAAATGGATTCGTCGCAAAAAGATTTTGCTGGTAAAAATGGATTTATTTGGTGGGTAGGTTACGTTGAAGATCGGAAAGATCCTTTAAAAATAGGTCGTTGTCGTGTTCGGTGTGTGGGTTGGCATAACACGAATAAAGTTCAGTTGCCAACAAACTCTTTACCGTGGGCTATTCCAAACATACCAGTAAATACACCAATCGTTTACACACCAAGAGAGGGTGATATGGTGTTTGGCTTTTTTCTTGATGGAGAAAATGCTCAAGAACCTGTAATGTTAGGAAGTTTTCCTAGCATACCACTAAAAGCAGCTAATCCTCAAGATGCATTCAACGATCCAAGAACGTTAGCCGAGTTGACATCTGCTCCAGTTAAACCGACAGAAAATGCAACAAACTATCCAAGAAAACTGGATGAACCGTCAACATCAAGACTTGCAAGAAATGATGCCAAATATCCTTCTGAAATTGTAACAGCAAAGAAAAATAAACGCTTGAATAAAGTTGAACCTGAATCAGCTTATAAAGCACAGTATCCATATAATAATGTATACGAATCAGAATCTGGTCATGCATTAGAATTTGATGATACAAAGAATGCAGAGCGTGTACACATATATCACCGTTCGGGTTCATATACAGAATGGGGACCTGATGGCGATAGGGCAGAGAGAATTCAAAGAAACAAATACACTGTGGTTGTGGGTGATGATGCTGTTTACGTCCAAGGAGATGTTCAGATTTTTGTAGATGGCGATTATAATTTAAATGTCACAGGCGACATAAAGATTAACGGTAAAACAGTCAATATTAATCAAGGAACAAACGGCGCAGCACGTATTGGAGATACAACACTGGATAATGATACTGAGCAAAATGGACAAGATACTGGAACAATTCAAACTGGTTCTAGAACAGTATTCATTGGAGATTAAGATAAATAAAAGATGGCAACGACAATAACATCCAATAATCCAAGAATTCTCTCAGAAAGAGGGTATAAAGACTTGGACTTAAATTTTAATATTCATCCTGTTAAAAAAGATGTCACTAAGCATATCAATGAATATGCTGTAATAAATTCAGTCAAAAATCTGGTGTCTTTGAATTTTTTTGAAAAACCATTCAGACCTGAAATAGGAAGCAGTTTACGTTCGTTGCTATTTGAAAATATTGATACGATTTTAGCATCTAGAATTGAGAGAGCCATAGAAGAGGTAATATTAAATTATGAGCCTAGGGTAAGTGTCTCAAGCATAAACGCAACAGCATATCCAGATGAGAATCGGTATAACGTTACTATGACTTTCTTTATAATTAATAATCCAAATCCAGTTACGATTGATTTCTTCTTAGAGAGAATTAGATAAAAATGGCAGACCGCTTACGAGTTACAGAACTTGATTTTGATACAATCAAGGAAAATTTAAAGACGTTTTTAAATCAACAATCGGAGTTTACGGACTATGATTTTGAGGGTTCTGGATTAAATATTCTGCTGGATATACTGGCTTATAATACACATTATCAAGCATATTATCTGAATATGGTTGCGAACGAATCATTTTTGGATACTGCATTGCTTCGTGATTCTGTTGTTTCACAAGCTAAAGTTTTAGGTTATGTTCCATATTCCCGTAAAGCACCAAGAGCAATAATCAATTTTACTGTAGAAACAGGTTCAAACACAGCATCAACTATGACGATTCCGAGAGGATATAGATTTTTATCGGAACAACTTGATGGAGTCAGTTATGGCTTTGTTACTCTTTCTGAGACAAAAGTAACAAAAGCGAATAATAATTTCACATTTTTACAATTACCAATTTATGAAGGACAACTTGTAAATTATTCATTTGTTCATAGTGATGCATCAAATCCAAAACAAGTTTATACATTACCTGATTCTGAAATAGACACAACAACTATAACTGTATCCGTTCAGCCTTCAGACTCTAATAC